TCAACAAGGTCTCAACAAGCTAATGCAAACAACTTGCAATAAAGATAGATTAAGTATCAGTCTCAACAATGTCTCAATAGCGGTAGATTATTACCTAAGTCATTGATAATCAGTAATTAGACATAACCCATATAGTGCGATTTAGTTTCATAAGTACATTGATTACCAGGGATTTATGAAAAGCATTGATTGTCGATTTGTTAACAATACCTCCCCCACAGCTAAATTTTAGAGAGTGCCAAGGGGGTTTTTTACGACAGCGTATATAGCGTAACCCCTTCAAATTTTTTCAACTAAAATTAAAATCTAATACAATTGAACTAGCCTTGTACTAAACCTTAGTATCTTCAAAGTCATCATCGTCATCATCTTCTTCTAGGTCAAAGTCTGCATCAAACTCTATAACACTGGTAGCTAATAAGTCATATTTAACGAACTCCAGGACCCCTATGATTGTTTGGTCATTCAAATCGAACTCCCCTTTATAGCGATTTATTATATTGCATAAGTCGTTGGTTAACAAGTCTGTCTGAGTATCTATGTCCATGATGTTAAATTTAAGGCTTTACAAATCTGAAAATCGTTTATAATGTTTATCTAGGGACTCCTCAAGGTGTACCTATTAAAACAATAAGGTCTTACAAGAATAATAGCGACTTAAAATAAAGAAGTCGATACTTCGTTCTTCTCCTTCTTAGCTTGTAACAACAAGAAGACCCTGTCCTTTAAATACTTTATATTAACAAAACCTTTTTAAGGATAGGTGTGTCTAAAGACCAATAACATATATCTATAGATAGTTTTAAAAGGAGGGAGGGTCTTTGTCAGGGACGACCCTCTCTTATAGATACTTTATAATTATGTATTTAAACTAACTATAACAGCACTTATATTAATCACTAAGATGTAAAGATTTGTTAATAGAAGCTACAGAGTCTTTATCGAACAGAGTGAGTAAAGACGAAAGGTAATAGCGAAGCTATTGCCAAAGCATAGCTCTAGGACCTTTAAGACTTCTTTTATAAAAGCTATCAGTAAACTTTGTTAACTCTTTATCTAGTAGTTCTTGTTTCCTAAAGTTAATGTTATTATCTACATCCTGGTTCATTTGTTCTACCCAGTAGTTAACAGCAATACTTAAAGCATCTAATCTATCATCGTGATTAAGACTACCTTTATCTTTTGTTATACGACTAAGTTGATAGAATAACATATACTTAGCTTGATGTTCTATAGGATATCCTTGAGCACTCTTATAGTCATGTTGAACAACAGAAGGGTCTACGATAAGTTTATGTTGATTAAGTACAGGTTCCAGGACATCAATGATTCTAAGTTCTTTTTGTTTACTGTGTCTTACTTCTTCAACGGAACAAGGGTAGGAAGTCATAAGTAAAGGTTTAAGTAGTTCCATGAACATACCATCACCAAAGTTAGACTCTATGATAATCTTGTTAACCTTGTTATTCTTGGCTATGTGTACTAGTTGTTTAAGTGTTTGATCATCGTACCCACCTTTTAGACCACCAGCTTCAGGAACAAAGAGTTGACCGTTAAGCATCTTAACAACAGCAAACCCTGTTTCATCTTTTCCTCTACCACTAGGGTCAATAGAAAGAACAGAACCAGTATACTCTACCATATCACCTATAGTCTTAGAAGGTCTGTGGTATCTATCTCCACCTAGTCCTACATTAGGAAGGTCTTTATTTTCGTTATCTGGATCACTGGACCATATAATCTTCTCAGGAGCTAAGTCGTTATCAATATCTGTTATAATCAGATCATTTATCTTTAAAGGGTAGCGATCAGCGTCAGATAGCCTAGGATTAAGCATGAACTGCAAAGCATACCCTGTACGCCCATAAGACAGCTTACGCTCTTCTAGGTCCATATCTGAGAACCTAAGAGGCTCTGTAGTGTGTCCTACTGTCTCTTCTGTTATCTGATTTGTTATAAAAGGAGCTATATCGTTATCGTAGTTCTTTAACACTAAATCCTCACTAGGATACTCAGATGTCCATATACGAGCGTCATAGCCTCTCTCACGCAGTTTGTTGTAGATACTGTCTTCGCACTGCGGTGTACCTAGAAAGAGAATCCTGGAGGTGTCTAAGGGCTTTATAATAGCTTCAAACTCTTTTACTTGTTCATCTAGCTTATCACGCATACCTTGGGTAGCAGAGTTGTTAGGTACTTCTATATCGTCAGCAATGATGATGTCAGCACGGCTACCTGTTAACTGGGAGGATATACCTAGTGACTTAACGGAAGGTGCGTGAGCAGCTGGAGCAGGTCCTACATCAAAAGCTATCTTAGAGAACCTTTGATCGTTTTTAGGTATTAGTCCTTGAAGAACAGGAATGTCGTGTATGATTTTCAAAGTAAAGGTGGAGAAGTCATCAGCACGGTTCTTAGAGGCAGATACAACAAGTATGTTCTTAGTAGGGTCTAGTAGTAGTTGATGAACAGCATAGGCAGAACATATCCAGGACTTACCTACACCACGGAACGCCATGATAACAGATCGTTTAGGACCGTGTTGCATGAAGTCAGCTATGTCGTATTGTAGATCAGTAGGATTAGGTAGGTTCAAGTGTTTCCAAACTACATATAAGAAGTTACGGAAGTCCTTGAGTTGTTTAAGCTTTTCAATGCTCATGCTTCAACTCTCTCTCTCTCTCTTTCGGTGTTATAACTGTAATTACTTAATCTTTTCTTTAAGTTCAGGGTTCTCTTCAAAAGGTAACACTTCTCCTAGTAGATCATTAAGAGGAGTATCTTTACCACTCATAAGAATTACATCGTTATCTTTTAAATGTTGCCTGGCACAGTTAAGTAAAGCAGGGTTATACTCTTCAGTTGCTTGCATTAATTGAATACCTTTACTTAAAGTATCTGTTAGAAGGATGTGTAAGTTACCTAGTTCTTCTCTTGTTTTCATAGTTGTTATTCTTCTCTACTCAACACCGTAACGCAACTTGTCTACGTGCTCGTCTAGTTTATTCACCCTAGTCTTTAGGTGTTCAATGTTCATATCTTGGGTAGCGTCAGCAGGTAAAGCTCCGATCTCGCCACGCGGCCATTTTATCCTGAATTCCGAATTTAAAGAAAGCTCATGTTGAATCCTAGCTATATCCATTTCAATAGTATTTAGTCGATTGACAATTACAGAATAGCCCCAAACACACGTCCCGACCAAGGCAATTACCTTCGCAGCAAAAGCGAGTTGTACTTTAGCGGATGCGTTTGCGTTTATCTCTTTCATCTCATGGACTTCTTTAACACTTCCACCTTCTAAGAGCTAAAGCTTTTCTAGTGGGTCTACCTTTACTATCTTTCATTGGTCCTTTGTTACCGCTCATACGAGCACAGAAGCTACGCTTTCTAGGACCACCACCAGGTTGAGGGGCTTTTAAATTAGAACCAGTAGCCTTGTTATACTTATCCCTTCCTTTCTTAGTGAGACCTCCTTTACGACTCTTCTCACCTCTACCTAGAGATAGTGATACACTTCTAGCCATCTTACTTCTTTTTAAACCCACGCTTCATATTAGCGTATGACTGAGGTGATATAGTAGACTTCTTCTTGCTACGACTAATGCCTAGCTTTCTTCTTCTGTTTATATTTGCGTATAGTCCTTTTTTCATTTCTTCATTAACATCTCCATCATTCTATCTAGTTTACCGTTAATCTCTTTAACCGTAGTTTCAAGACCACTCATTCTATTCTCCACAGCAGTGTCTCGTTCTCTTTGGGTAGCTAGTTCTACTTCTATCTTAGTTAGACGCTCTTCATCTTTTTCTAAACGATCTGTAAGCTTTTTAATCATCCAACCAATGACTCCAAGTATAACAGCTAGAGCAGTGTCGAGAAAGTGTGATATTGTTTCTGGCATCTTATGTTAATCCATTTTGAGAGAGTGTACCAGCTATAGAAAGATTGCCGTTAGGTCTTAACCTTAATAAACCTGTTGTAGTTAAACCATCATCACTTATTAAATTTATTTGAAGATAACCACCATCGACTGTTATATTGTAAATACCACTATCAGCAGGTGCTACTGTATCTTTTAACTGAAGAGTGACTTGTGGACCTCTACAGGTAATGATTGATTGATCCGTTGCCGTGGTAGAAGTGTTCTCGACTACTAAGATGTTTGCACTTCCATTACCTGTAACCTCTAACTCTCCTGCTACAGAAGGTGCTTGATTTCCAACACGAACTCCACCATCCATGTTTACTTTAGGACTACTACTCAAAGCATTAGCTAAAATACCAAGTCCTATAGTTTGGTGAGTATCATTGACATTTAATAAAGTGTCGGTGCTACTTATCTTAGCAGGTGTTACAGCGTTATCAGCTATCGTCAGAGCAGTAGAACCTGTAACATCACCTGTATGTGTTTGGTTGTAAAGATTAGTAGAACCTTGTGTAAGTCCGTCTGTATTTGTTGGGTTTACTTCAGCACCAGCAGCAATACCATCAAGCTTAGTCTTATCTTCATCTGTCATCGCTCCCCAAGCACTTGTAGTAGCAGCAGGGATAGAAGCGTCAGTACCTGTGTCACTAGCAACTATTAAAGAAGTACCGTTAGCTGTGGTTGAAAGATTAGTAGTACCTGCTCCACCTGACCCACTAGCAGCAGCTGTGATTCGTCCTTGTTGATCTACTGTTAAATTAGTGTTCGTATAAGACCCTGGAGTAACAGTGGTGTCAGCAAGCTTATCAGCAGTTATAGCATCATCAGCAATGTTAACTGTATCTATAGGACCACCTGCTGTACCTGTAGCTAAAGTAGCAGCTATCTGAGCGTCTACATAAGTCTTTCTAGTAGCGTGGTTTCCGTCAGTGGGGTCAGAGTTAGGTAATGTTAAAGCTCCGCTCATTGAATCGCCACTCTTAGTAACTTGTAGTGCGTCTTGTCCGTCTACATAAGTCTTGTTAGTAAGATCATTACCTGTACTAGGAACAGCAGAGGAAGTGACTTTATTAGCTCCCATGTCCAAGTTACCCGTCATCGTATCACCAGCAACATCAACAAAAGTAGTATCTGCGTAGTTCTTAGTTACAGCATCTTGAGGATCAACAGGATCAGCAACATCTACTATTCTTGCTTTATCACCGTCATAGTTACCATCAGCATTCTTGGTCATTGTGTTCTTACCACTACCTTCTTCTATCTCTTCGTTCAGATATAAGTTGTGTAAGTAAGCACGGTCTAGTTCTACTTCAGTAAGTACACTACCGTTCTCAAAGTCTACAAGAGCAGTATTAGATGCACTGTCTCTTTTAATTCTTATCCTAGCACCAGTCTCAGGAGCAGTAGTAAATCTGATAAGAGCAGAAGGAGATGTTATAATAGTGTAATCTCCTGTAGAGACAGTATAAAACTTACCTCCTGGAGAACTGCCTGTTGAATCGTCTAACTGTACAACTACATGAGTGTCATCAAGATAAGGAAAAGAAAATGCAAAGTCTGTTTGACCTGCTCCAACTGTGTAGTCTACGTATGTATTAGCCATGGTAATCTATTATTAATTTGTTTGTTGTAAAAGTTCAAGCACTTAGTCATCGTTGTAGTATTTCAAACGGAGCAACAGGCGGTACTTCAGGTGCTTTTACCGTTCCTCTTGTTTCTAAAATACTGTAAAGAGTGTCTTCATTTTCGTTTATAAAACTAGCTAAAAATGCTTTATCTTCTAGTATATCTTTCTTAGTTTGATTATAAAATTGATTCAGTAAACTATTCAATGCTAGTAAACCTTCGTTAGCATATTTACCTGTTTCAGTAACTTGAAAGCCTTTGTTGTATTTCTTTATCCAGTCAGCGTTCGTAATTAAATTGTTTACTGCTTGATTAATGTTCATTCGTTTGCCTGCTAGTCCTTTAATACCTTCTATCTTTTTAATTTTAACTAGCTGTCTTTTTAAACGTTGGTCAAAGGAATAAGCTAAGGTCATGCCAGTATCGTCATCTACAAAATCAACCATATTCAGTCGATCTGCTATCATACTAGGTTTCCCAACGATGTTAGCGTGAGTATCACTTGCTACTATTTCTTCAAACCTAGTCATATCTAATTCTTTTCTAGGTGCTTGTCTTATAATAGTTTGCGTTACCCAAGTGTGTGTGCTTTCTAAATCTTCTCCAAGTAAATCAGTCTTCAAGTTAACAGCCCCTGCACCTAATATCGAGTAAGCGATACGCTTCCAATATCCTTGTCCTCTTAAATCAGGCACACCTTCTTGAAACACTGTTTGTATTATTTTGCGTAATTCAGCTGGCACTGGAATATATGAAGCAAGTAAACGTGATAAAGCATTACGTGTAACATCCCCTTCAAATTTAGCTATTTCTTGTGCTGTCTCAACACCTTGAGCTAAAGGCATCGCTTCTGCAAGCTTCTTAAAAGACTGACCTAAAACAAAATCCAACGTCTGATCTTTGGTGAGTATCGTCTGTCCTGTATCTCTTTCTTCTTTTTTTATTTTATGCCAAGACATCACATCAGCTGCCATTGCAAGAGGAAAAGACCAAGGTAAGGCAGCTGAGTAATCTGATCCCATTATATTGAAAGATTGTAATTTATTTTTTTTACGTTGATCTACAGTCATCCATTCAAGCGATCCTGTAGCCATGCCATTAAAAGCAGCAACACCACCTATCGCATAAAGAGAAGTAGATAGCATTGCGTCCGTTAGAATGTCTTCGTTGTATCTTAATCTACGCTCTTCCGCTTGGTTCTTTCTGCGTGTTAAGTCTTTTATCTCTTCGTTAATATCACTCTGCAACTTAGGATCATCTATCTTCCTTAGTCTGTTATATTGCTCTTTTAATTTTATATCTAACTCTTTTATTTTACCACTGAACGGATTTGCGAATCTTCTAACTCCAGGTGTTACCGAGCCAGTAGCCAATACAGGAGATAGTGAGAACCTTGCACCTCTGTATACCGCTCTAATAGGAACACCCACGTAAGGCAGAAACGCATCGATAAAAGCTGATAACGCTCCGTTGTCGTTTGTTAGTTTTTTAATTCCTCTTATTATTTTTTCCGCACCGTTTATTGGTATGTCTTCTAAATCCCCATCAGCTGCAAACAATAACTCTTCTCGTATTTGATTAACAGTGTCTTCAAATTCGTGTGCATCGTTAAGCACTGCTAATCCGTCGCTGTCTCTCCAAGCCCCGTCATACAATTCAAGTGCTCTTTTTTGTGCTTTAGCAGGATCATTAGGAAACTCTAATATAGCTTTCTTATGTGCTTCTGCGTGTAGCCTTCCTTTAATTAATTGCCGTTTAAAAGCTGAATCAAGTGTCTGAATACCACGCACACCGAGCGTCCATAATTGCCAAAACTGACCATTCTTTATAGCGTCAGTAAACCAGTTAGATGTATTCTCTAAAGCTTGTACTCTTCTTTCTGCCGACTTGTAAGCTCTAGAAACTAAAGAATGTTCACCTCTTTTTAATGATGTAGGGTTTATTTCATCTGACATCCTACCAGCCCTGCTATCTACAGCTGAAACATTCTCAGCAAATGTACGACGCATCTCTGCCCACAATCCTTTAGTGTCGCTTAATATTTTAACAGCACCAGCAGCATCTGCCATTGCTAACCTTTTTCTAACAGGTAAGGCAACGTTATGTGCGTTGTACATGAAATTAGTGAGTGGTCGATAGAATTGTTTCACTACTGCACCAACACCTGTAGGTAAACCAGCAAGCACTGACGGTAACTGGTCGATCAACGACAACTGACGTGCCATTTTAACATAGCCCCAACCTTTACTTAACCAACTAGCTGTGTCCTTTTCTAATGCTTTGTAAAAAGATTCTTCTAGTTCTTTGAAAGCTTTAGCGTTTAGTTTTTCTTCTTCTATTTCTTTTCTAGCTCTATCTAAATCTCTGAGCTTTTGACGCATACGTTTTTTAGAATCAGCTATCTTTTTTCGTAATTGTTGTGATCTAGCAGGTTTAGTTGGTCCTTTAGGAGTAGGTGCTACTTCTTTTCTTAATTCACCAACAATAGCACGCCCTTCTATATCAGCTATTCTAGCAAGTTCTCGTTCAAGTTTTACAACAGCACGTGCCTCTACCTCTGCTTCTTTATAATACTTTACCTTCTCTTCTAGCTCTTTTATTCTTGGGTCTTTTTCCTTGCTTGGTTTTAATCCTGCTGTTTTCTCTTGCTCATCTATTTTAGCAAAGCGTGAACGTAAACCGTCTAATTCTTTTTGTAGTTTGTTACGTTTGTTTTCGTAGGCTTTACGTAACTGTTCTGCTTTAAACTCGTCAGACATCTCAACCCTAGCACGATCAATTTCCGCTACACGATTTCTCATGTTCTTTCTAAGAAAAGCTATTTCTTTATTGAGTTCGTCTACTTTCCCTGGTGCTTTCTTTGGTCCTTTAGGTTTAGGAGTTATCTCTGCTCGTTGTGCTCCTAGTGGTCCTGTTTCTATTTCCAACAACCTTGCTCTTTCAGCTTCTAGTTCTTTAATCCTTTTAACTTCAGCTTGTGCTTCCTTATAGAATCTGATCTTATCTTCTAAATCTTTTACTTCAGGAGCTTTTTCTTTAGGAGTAACAACAACACCCTCTACAGGTTCGTCACCAAAGGTAGTTCTTAATTCCTCTAACTCTTGTTCTAAACTGTTTATCTTTTTATTTAACTCTTGCTCTGCCTTTTCAGCTTGGAAACCTTCATCCATTTCCCTTCTCGCTTGGTCAATTTCTTTCAACCTTTGCTTTATGTTAGCTTTAGTGGCTGCTATCTGCTTGCGTATTTTAGATGCTTTTAAATTTACTTTTTTGGGTCCTGTAGGTTTAGGTTCTACAGCTGCTCTTTGTTCACCTAGTGGTGCTACATCTAACTCTGCTACCTTAGCTAACTCAGCTTCAAGTCTTTCTAGCTCTAATGTACCTGCTTCAGCTTCCTCGTAAAATTTTATACGCTGTTTTAGATCAGCGATGTCAGGGTCTTCTTGGAGTTCCTTCTTTTGCTTAGGTGTTAATTTACTTCTATCTCCAAACCTTTCTTGAAGTTCTTTTAGTCTTTCATTTAATTTCTTTTTTCTTTTACCTAAACTATCTTTAACTTCTTTGGTGGGTTTCTTTTCAACATCTATTTCAGTTTCTACTTTAGGTTCTTTAAATACATCAGTAACATCCTCTTCTTCTTTTTTTACCTTTGGTCTTCTCTTTTTTAGTTCTTCAGGTATAGCTAGGTACTCGTCAAACATACCTTGAATATCAGCTTCATCACCATCCACAATACCACGAGTCTTAGCTTCTAAGGTAGCTTGCAACCTGCTTAAAGCTTCGTCTTGCAGTTGTGCACGAATACTGTACTTAGTAGCCCAAGCAAAATCTTTAGAATCACCACGTTGTGATTGAACTAATCGACCACCTGTAGTATTTAACCAATCAGTAACATTTCTGTTAAAGGAACGGCTAAACTTTATCTCTTTCAACATAGCTTGTGCTATATTCTTGTCGCTGGGGTTTTTAACAAACGCACGAATCAAATCATTCATACGCTGTATGTTTGCGTCAGCTATCTTTTTACCCTCACGATTAATAGGAGGTGCTTCTATAGAGAGCGTACCACTTTCAGGTGTTGTGTCTATATTCTTAATTCGTTCTATTAAAGTATCTAGCTGATCTTCTCTAGCGTCTTCTACGTTTCTTTCTCTTTTAGGGGCTTCAAGTTTCTTAGGTTCTGCAACAACTTCAGGTTCTTCTTCCGCTACTCTACGCTCAGGTGGTACTTCTAAATCTTTTTCAGTTAACTGTTCTCCTTCTCGTTCGACTATTGGATCAGCTTCCTCTAATTGTTTACTTACATCTTCAACTTCTACTTCAGGTTCTTCTTTTACAGTAGGATTAGTTTCTTGTTTAGATAAAGCCTTATCAGCTGCTGTCATCTCCGCTATGGAATCATCCAGCATAGCTTGAGCTTGCTCAATGTCTTTTATCTGCTTTAAAGCTTGATGCCTAGACGCACTTTTAGCTCCAACAGCTGCCCCACCTCCTATGCCGTATTGAACTTGAGCAGGTAAAGGTGTTTCGGCTTCTTTTACTTGTTGTTGTAATTCTCTCTTTTGTGCTTCTAAACTCTCTTTAGCATTGGCTATTACTTCTTTACTTTTATTCCTTCCCCACTTACCTGTTCTTGCCCACACTGAGAATATAGTATTAAAACTACCACCAGCAACAGAAGAAAACATATAATCATATACATTACGATCAGTACCGTTTAAGTGTACTTCTATTTCCTGTCGTAACGCAGACTCAGCTGCACCTAAAGCAGCACCGCTAACAAAAGTCTTAGTGCCATTGACAACTAACTCCTTACCTTTCCAAGCACTTTGAGAAGCCAAGCTAGGAGCACCTAACCTAAATACTTTATCAGCAGCTTTAGTTACCAATCCAATACCAAACACCGAAGAAGCAATACTTTCACCTGCTGAATAACTGTCTTGCACACCGTAAGATTTGCGTATTGTTTGACCTACAAAATTAGAACCTGCCCATATAGCAGCCTCTGATGCAGCTAAACCAGCAACACCTAAAACAGTTGTAGTAGGTTCTGGTGATACTATTCCTATCGTAGATAATCTTTTAGCGTTGTTTGCCCACCTTAAATACTTTTGGGATTGATGAAGTTTATGAGTTCCGTATAACCCTAAACCTATCTCACCTACCGCACCTAAAGCTGTACCTGTTATATACTGACCAGTGCTTACTTCATCTTCAGCTATAGTTACACTCTCTAATACTTCAGGAGGTAGATAGTCGAGATTAGCGTCAATAGCAGGAGCTGGTTGTATATCTAACTCAGGGTTCTCTTGTATTCTAAATGTATCAAGATTACCTTCAGCTTTAGCTTTTCTAAGCTGTTCCGCAATAGTACTCATTAATAATAGCTCTTTTGTGCGTTATAGAAATTGTCTAACGACTCTGAGTTAAAAACACCTAGACCCTGATATGTTTCTTTTACTTTCTTTTCTTCTTCTGACAATGATTGTCTTTCTAAATCCTTTTTCAGTATATCGTCGAACTCTAAATACATCCTGTTAAGTTCGCCTATAGTTCCAAACAGCTTTACATCGTCAGCGTCTAAATTAGCTTTCTGTAACATCTTGTAACTTTCTGGGTCGAACATATTGTAACCGTATCTAGTTAATGAAATTGATAAAGGTTGTATATCACCCTCCGTAAACATCTGTTTTCTGTCCGCTTCTATATCTCTTCTAAAAAACGGTATCTCTTTTCTTTTCTGTTCTAACAAAGCTTCAGGAAACATCGTTTTATATTTCTTTTGTAACTCTTCAGCTTTTGTTACTCCTACCCTTTTTTCTAATGGAATTTTTGCAGTAGGCTCATCACCCAAACTGACAGCAGAAGCTTTTGCCATTCCTTCGTACCGCCTTCTTTCGTCTTGTATTAATTTAGTAGTTAAATCTTCTAAAGCAGCGTCTCTAACGTCTTCATCCGCAGCTTGTAATCTAAACGCTTCTTTCTTTACTTCGTTCTTTATGTAACTAACAGCACCTGAATTGAAGAAATAACTTCTATCATCTAATGTTATATCACTATCTTTTAATTGATCATCAATAACACCTAAGTTAGCTAATAACTGGCTTGCTATATTTGTGTAGTATTCTTTTTTAAGCACATAGTTACCAGCTGTTAATCTTTCAGATTCATCTATTAACTCTTGGAATTTAGGAATACGACCACCTTCTCTGGATAAATAACCCTTCCAAGGTTCATCTTCTTCGGGATTATCTTTTACATACGCTCTAAAATCTTTAAGCACTTCAGGTAAGGTCTCTTCAGTAATTGCTACAGGTGTTATCCCTATTCCTTTTATCTGTTCATAATCACGAATAACGTCGTCGTTAATTTTAAAGTATAAAGAAGAAGCTAAATCACCTTCGGTAGCAGCTACTTCATCCAATACGTTTAAAAGGTTTTGTCCTATATCACCTGTCCCTGCAAAAACTTTATCTATATATTGATCTACTTGCTCCTGTTGCATCTCAGGATTCATACTTGTAAATATAGAACGCAATGTAATTAATTTAGAAGTTGGCATATCTTCACGATCACGAACCCCTGAAGATAACACGGAATAAATTCGTCCTTTTAAAACATCACTTTGTTGAGTTGTTGATTGATTGCTAACTTCAGCTAGTTTAGTATTAACTTTCGATAGTAAAGGTGTAAGCTGTCTAACCGCTTCCTTTGTTCCAAATACTGGTTTCTTATTGATACGTATAGTACCCATAGAATCCAACAAACGTTTAGCGTCGTTGTATCTTCTTTGTGCGTATAGTTGATCGACAGTAGATGCATAACCGTCAACAATTAATTTGTTTCTTTGTCCTTTATCTACTCCTGAATCAGCTAGAATCGTTTCAAAGTTACTGGCAACATCAGCTAAAACAGATGTATCAAAACCTTTATCTCTTGTAACATTAGAAAGAGTAAAAGCTAATTCATCTTGAAGACCTAACTCTACAGCTTTTTGTTTGTTTGCTTCGTAAGCTAAAGATAATTTATTTTTATAAGGAATAGAAACTGTACTCCACAAAGCTTTAGCAGCGGTAGAAGAAGCAGCTGTTTCCCCTACTTCACTAGAAAAAGAAGACCACTGTTTATTCATGTACTCTTCTAAGTTACTCTCAAAATCTTGTCTTGTCTTGAAAGAATCTAAGTTTAATAAATCATCTGTATCAGCTTCTAGTTGAGGTATTAAGTTATTGTTAACAGCTCTTTTTAAAAGTACATCCCTATATGCTCTGTCTCTGTTATATCTAGCTAGTGGACTAAAACCTCCTATATCTTTGGTCTTCTTTAACTCAGCTATAACATTCTGTTCTTCAATAAGTTCAGCTTCTTCAGTACCTATTCTTTCTTGAGTTTGTTGTAAAGCACCGTACTGCTGTAAGATAGGATTAACTTGTGACAAAGCATCAGCAAGGTCCATCAACTTATTCCTTGGTGCTCGTACCTGTGCTACACTGTACTGACCTGCTCGTTGAATAGTAGGTTGAATGCCTGGAACTGCACCTCCTAATCCTTGTACTTGTACTCGTTCTTTAGCCATAATTAATAACCTGGTGTAGGAATGCTATATTGATCTGTCTTGGGCATATACCTAGAAACCTGTCCTCCTCCTATATCTATAGTAGACGGTGAACCCATCCTACTACTAATATCTAAACCTGCTCTGTATCCACTAAGTCCGCCACTTATCGCACTTAACCCTGCTGTTAAGAAACTAGGTTTACTGATAGGTTGTTGAATCCCTATAAGTCTTTGTTGAGAAGCTAATCCAGCTTGTTCTAATCCCAGCTGTGTACCTACTCCTGTTAACTCTTGTTGTCTTAAAGTTGCTGCTCTATACCCTGCTTCCTGTCTAGTATAGTCATCCATCAAAGCTTGTACACTAGCACCTGCAACACCTGCTTCCCCTGCTGAAACCCTAGCTCTAGCTAACGCTTCTTGGGATTTCCTACTGACTTGTTCAAGTTCCCTAGCCGTAGCTTCTTGCTCTTGTGCTTGTCGCATCCTAATTGAGGACTGTTCCTGTAACGCTCTTTGACGCTCCGCTGCTGCTGACTGTGCTTGATAGGCTGCTTGTGCTTTAGCTTGTTGTCTTTGTCCTATATACCCTGCACCTGCCGATGCTACACCTGCTATTGCTCCTATTGCTGCTAATGGTAAACACATATTACTTCCTCTCTATCTTAAATGCCTTATAACCAGGGATATTGCAATCCTGAAAAGTAGCTCCTAACCAAGTCAACCACTTGACGCTTAGTGTATTAGCTTCCATGACATAGTTTGTTAAGTAATCAAATCCATCCATTAAATCGTCTATCCACATCTGTGATTCTTTAACAAACTTCTTCTTTACTTTATAAAAATTCCTTGTACCCAGCAACCAACAAACTCCAATGTTCCCTCTAGGACTCACTCCAAAGCTCGCTAATAATCCGTCTTGATCTGTCTTGACGCTATAGCATTTACTACTTGATTCAAATGATCCGTACACAGCGTCTCTAGGGTGGTGCATTAAACCTATACATTCCATCATATCTTCTTCCCGTAAATCATCATATAACAAAGGAGCGTCTTCCACTGCATAAGCTTTTTCTATCTTAACCTCCATAGCGTCTACTCCTTGATATGATTGTAGATTCAAACTCAGCAGATAGTAACTTCACTGGTAAAGCACTAGAAGATTTAATTTCGATAGTGGCATCATTAGGTTGAGCTTGTACAGCAAACTTAAAGAATCCAGTCTCAGGTGTGAATTTATTAAGGGTACTGACAGAGGCTAACAAACTTGGGTTGTAGGTGTAAGTGTAGGTGTCTCTAAATTTAGGTGTGACTTCCACATTAAAGTGTCCTGTCTCTGAGTATTCAATACTACCGTTACGAATCGTTTGATAAGTATAATCAGATGCAGATCGTCCTCCTCTTTCTGTAGGTTGTTTTAAGTTCTGCTTAGAGAACCTATATAACATATCGTATTCAAAGCCTACAAAGAAATCATATTGACTAATGTATTCGTAACCATTTGGACTCCAAGCAGGTGCAGAATCAATAAGCCCAGTAGCGTCGTTCCAATATAAAGAACCAGCAGCATCAGGAAGGATAGTAGGTGATGAAGTATGACCTGTAGTACAAAGATATAAACCTCCTGTAATGTAAGAAGTTGATAAAGACCAAGCTAACGCTTGTATAGTTGTAGTAATTTCACTCCAATAGTCTTCCCAATTTGCACCCACTCCAGGTTCTTTAGCTGCGTCTGCTGTGTGGTTTTGTGTGCATTTATATGTCTTATTGTTATGCGTTACATGACTAGAGTAAGATACAAAACTAGCGATAAGACCACTCACAGCTGCTCTAGTAGGGTCTGCGTTATCTATAGTCAATGTCCTTTTGTTTCCATTCTTAGTATAGAAAGACATACCGCTTTTAAATTCAAAACCATTAGAACCTACGATCAAACTGACATTAGTAAGGTTAGTACCGTTAATACTTAAAGGAGTAGGAGTTCCTGTAGGATACCAACCACCTAGACCTACATAAGAAGAATTACCGTCTACTCTGTGGTCTAACAATAAAGAATAGTTCTTACCTGTGTCCACCAATCCATTCTCCATTGGTATCTTTTCTAGATAAGTACCGTCACTGTCTGTGGTAATGATATGCAAAGTAGATTCAATAAAGTAAAAACTTCTTACATCTTTATTAAAAGTAAAGGTCATCCAGGAACTCTGTATCTTCTCTCTGCCTTGCCAAAAGTATTTATATACAAACAACTTCTTATAGTCGGAGTCTGTCTGTACAATAATCATATTCTCTGATGCACTACCTTCCATCCTTACGATATTAGATGGGATGTACTTATTAACTTGTTCTGTTATCTCAGTTGCTCCGTATGTCTCTGTGTTATTATCAACAGTGTATTCAAGCAAACCTTCAAAGCTATTTCTTTTAAAGTTAAAGTATATGTGACTACTAAGTGCTAACGGTCTTATACTTTCTGATACATCATACTCAGTAACTGGAGATATAGTAACAGTCTTAGGAGTTAACAAATCCCCACCTCTAAGCACAAATTGAGTCTTAGCTGAGAATAACATGAGCTTCTCTTGGAACGCTTGTGCGTATTTAAGAATGCTGATCTTAGTGTGAGATATTCCTACATCTATAGGAGCAGAATCCAATAAGGTTTGTGTTGTGGTCCTAAAGAAATTAAAGTATTCATCTGCTTCTGAGAACACAATGGAATCATTTGTTAACAATCCTAACCTGTTCTTAAAGAAGAAGATATCGTTAATTCGTTTTTCTGCTCCTTTTAAATATTCAATGCCTGAAGCCCATTCCTTCGTGTTACTAGGTACTGTTGTCTGTGCTTTCCAATAAGTAGTATTCGTAGGTAAGATTGAACCACTGGAAGTATGAGACTTGATGCAAGAATAATTAGAACCTGAATATGTAACAAACTGTCCGCTTTCAGATACAAAAGAAGGGTATGGATTAGTATAATCATCACCTGATTCTCTTTGTGTCCAATTAATTAATTGCAAGTCAAAACTTGTAATCTTACCTGTAGCTGGAGAAGGGATTAATCTGACAGGCATAGTTTCAATATCTATCGCACTGTCTATTCCTGACAACTTATCTGCCGATGTTAAATCACTGTTCCAACCTGATGTCTCTATCCAAGAACCTTCTCCGTAATCTTCATTATCTTTTGTTTTAAATTGCACGTAGTAATCATCTTGTTCTAATTCAGCTTCGCCAATTACCTTAACCCTAAAGCGATTAAAACAAGATTTAGGAAGGTCAGTAATACTGTCCACTTCTTTATATATTACTCCTAATCCTTGATTTGCTAATCCATCAGAAACTCTTATTTGAAAGTCTATAGTGTTAGATATTTTTATAACACTTCCTTGTTGAGTTACTGTTACACCTACGAAATCTCCAGGTACATTTATTGAAAGCGTAGTAGGAAAGGTAACAGAAAAAGGATTAACAGAAGCTATTACAGCACCTGTAGAATCTAAAGTTACACTGCTGTCTGTGAACGCACTTCTATGTTGTTGTTTTTTAAAGTTTCCATAATACCTTTTAGTCCACTCTCTTACTTGTCTTATTGTGTACTTAGTGTTTACACCAGCTGTATTGGATGGTTGGTAATCAGCTCCTTCGTGTGTTAGTTGAAAAGATGACACTGAACCGTTTCCTCCAAATACAACCCAACCCTTAGCTCCTGAAGCTGTTAGCAACCCTGTTCCAGAATCGTATTGGTCAATGAAGAACTCATAAGTATAAGCAGTACCTCTCCAACTACTTCCTCCTGTAGGAGTCCAACCTGAACCGCCTGCTATATTAACTGATTTAACAGCTTTAGCAGAACTAACATAATCAGTTAAACAGGTTGTAAGGTCTTTAGCGATGTATTCAGTATCTGCGTATTTACCATCACTGTGTCCCGCTCTTCCACTTATATAAGTAGCAGGAGCATCACCGTGTGTAGTGTAATCATGTTCAGCTGCTAAACTACTAGATACAGGAACTAACTGTCCTGATAAAAAAATACTATAAGCTTTATCGTAGTCTCCAAGCTTAACAAATACTAAAGCGTCTGTCTCTAGGTCTGCTGTTCTAAACTCTTCGTCTGTGTTTCTTTGTATAGTCTTCTGTGTATTAACAAGAAAGGTAGAGTCTGCTATTGTTAAAGCTCTTAGGTCTTGTAAAGGATTAGATGTACTTAGATAGTTAGAAGCTGCAATAGAAGGAACGTTAATATGTATTGAAGTCTTAACATTAGCAGTAAGATCAAAAGCTTTTAATCCGTTAACAGAGTCATAGGTAATAACATATTTATTCTGTTCATCTCTATCTACATAGTGACTAAATAAATTAGAGCTAACATTAGCACCTAAGTCAGTATCATATAAGAACCTACTATTAGGTCTTTTTACTAATCCCTCTACTACAGTGGACCAAGCGTTTACTTGTTCATCACACTGTCCAGGGTATCTTAAATTGTCAGGCTGTTGTGATACACCTTGGGCAAGGTTGGGAACGCTGGTGTTGAGCAAAGGCATTATCTGTCAATTACTCGCATTACGCTATAGTGATCAAAGATAGTTCTGTCAGCATTCTCTGAGTCGCTTTCAATAGCCCTAGCTTTAGCTTCTATCTCATCTCTTAAAGCAAACCCTTCTATCTCACGACTACCTAAGAACCTAGCAGCAAAGATGCGAGCTGATTTAACAGATATGTAATGTCTAAATTGTTCAGGTAGTTCCTCGAACTCTAACTCAAAAGTAATAATAGCTTTTAAGTCTTTGGTCCAAGTGTCCCTGTGGTTTTTCCTGTCGTATAATTTAAGACCTCTTTGTACAGCGTCTGTGTCTGTGTTTAACTCAGGGTCTAAATCTACTTTTAAAGTGTTAACAGGAAGAGTAATCTTACTAGTAACAGAATCTGGTACTAAAGGATAATCATACTCTGTATTAAAATGCCATCCTTCTGATTGGATAGCTTTGCTGGTTTCGTCTAACGCATGGACTGCCTGTGTAACGGTTACAGGAACACTAGTTCCACTTAAAGTATTAACAGGTGATTCTCCTATTACAGAGATCATTATGTTTACCGCTTCTAGTTTAGTAGTCAGTGCCATCGCTTTTCTTTATAAATAAAAATATCAGTGAAGGGGAGTGGAACGAATCCAAACCTCCCCAACACCGAAGAGAGAATTATTTCTGTAACTCGATAGCACACTCAGGACGGAGAACTCCGTGACCCATAGCATACTTAGCAACAAAAAGTGTTCCTTGACGCTCGATTTGATACTCGCTTTCAGTAGCAAGATCAAGAAGCTTAACTGTTCCGACAGCAGCAGAGTGAGCAACGATACCAAGAGTATTGGTGAAGTTACCATTATAACCTGCTCCACCTGAACCAAAGACATCATTGCTTGCAGCACCGTCTCCAGTAGTAACAGCTGATAAATCAGTCGAAGGGATGTGATTACTTTTGTAGATCGTGATACCTGCAACTTGAGGAATTGATCCTGAAGCAATACTTCCTACTCCTCCAACGTCTTTATTGACAGCTGAAGTAGAGATAGCCAACGCACCAGCACCGCCAGTGATTAACTTGTAATACTCTTGAGGGCGAAGTACGCAGAAACGACCATCACTAGGAACGTCGTTTTCGTCTAGCTTCTGAGCAGCAGTGAATAAAGCAGCAACAAGTTCTGCTCCTGTTGGATCAGTGTTGTCAGCGTCATCAGTTGAATCAGCTCCGTCTCCCATTGCGTTAGCAGAAACATCGAGGATTCCTCCGACTTTACCGCCAGTAACAGCAGCAGCTGAACGAGCAGAAGCGATGAATACTTTAGCAATAGCAGTATCAAAACGAACTGCAAGAGCTTTACCCAACTCGTTAGCGTAAACGCTGCGGATGTCGTAGTGATTCTTTACGTCGTCGATGTTAGCCAAGAAGGTAGAAGCAAGTAACATCTTATCGATTGTAATTACTTTCTCTGCTTTCTTGATGTCGCTCAAGTATGAGTTTCCACCGTCAGCGATGTTTTCGCCAGGTGTGTGATAGTCAGCAGAAGCTACGCCTGTTACAGGGAACTGAGCTGATTTACCGTTTTCGATTGTGCGAACAGTATGTAGTGGTTTAAAGATGTTGGACTCCTCAAAGGTCTGCAAGATTTCTCCGCTGAACTTTTTAAGAAACAAAGCATCTACGTCACCAGCACTATTAACTTGTCCTACACGTGAGGGGGATGTATCTCCATTAGCCATGATATATTATCTCCTTATGTATTTTGTTATTAATGTTTATGTATTTGTTTTGCGACTTTCGTTGTAACCTTCGTTCGAGATTGTCCACCGCAGTGGGTCTTGACATTAGTTATACTAATTGTCTGTTAAAGTGTATTTAGTATAATAATTCCACCTAAACAAAGAACAGTCAAGACAATAGCTTTCTCCTTCTTTGTAAGTGAGTTATATAATTTTATTAATTTATTCATTTGTTTTGTGCTTTATTGTGAACATAGCGTGTGTAGATCAACGGTACTACATTCCAAAGAATAACACCGATAAGACAGAGTTTCAAGAACCCATATATCTCATCCAACATAGAATCAAAGAATCCATTATCCATCTCTTCGTTGAGTTGTTGTTGTACAAGTTTTTGTACATCTCCTTCAGATAAAGCTTTTACTTTACTAGCTAATCCTTTGTTCTCCTCCATCAACTTAGCTCCTTCTCCTACTCCCCATCCGAGGGCAGCACCACCAGCAGCAGCACCAGGACCACCAAGGCTACCAACAGTAGCTCCACCTACACTCCCTGCTAACGGATAAAAAGAAGCCTTGGAACATCCACCTAAAAGAACCAGAACCAACACTGGCAAGAAAAAAGATAGAGTCCAAGGCTTCATATCTATGAACCAACTTGATAAAAAATTATAGGTAATTGTGACTTGCTGCTATGCGTCTGTCAATCTCTTCGTGATAACTTTTGTCACCACTCTTGTATCTAGGATCAGACATTGCTCGTGCAAGTTCTTGGTTAGATTTAAAAGGCATTGTAGATGAACCACTTACAGCACCTTGTACTAGCTTAGGACTAACTCCATTCTCTGCTTTAAATTGTGCGTATAATCCTTTGGTAGCTAATTTAGCTTGTTCAACTGTACCGTTCTGTACGATTTCATCAAAAGTATTTACTTCTTCAGGTGATAGATTGTTAGCAGCCCACTCTGCCATTTGATCCCAATTACCTTCAGTAACAGATTTTATACTACCTTCTTCACTTTGTTGTAGTGCTTGTTGACCAGCAGCGTAGCTATCTACTAACTCCTTCGGTAACCCAATCTCAGCAAGATTCTTATAGGTCTCTTCAGATATAACACCGTCATTCTCAAAGAACTCTTTACTAGCTTCCACAATAACATCATTAGTATTCGTATCTTCCTTAGTGCTGTCATCTGGTTGTTCTTCTTCATTGGTTGTTTCTCCTTCTTCTTCTTGTTGATCTTCGTTAGCCCCTGCTCCCATTTTCTTTTCAAGTTCACTATAGGCATTAGCCATGTCTTCAGGACTCTTGAACTTTTCAGGTAACCATTCAGGTCTATCCTCTTGCGTTTGTTCTTCAGGTACTGCTTCAACAGATTCTTCTGTCTCAGGGTCAATCTCCTGTGGTGCTTTCTCATTTATCTCTACTCGGTGTAATTCAGCCATATCTCTCTTTTACTCTTCTTGTGGTTGTTGTGATGCCATGTACTGCTCTTGTGCAGCATTGATAGCAGGTGCTACAGCAGGTCCACCCAACTTCATCATCATCTCTTGTTGTTGGGCTTGCTGCATAGCTTGTTGAATTTCTTCTTCTGATTTAATCAGTCCTTCAGTCTCGATACCTAACGCTGTGGCTCTTCTTTTGAAGTAGTCAGATACATTAACATATTGTGCAACTGCTTGTGGACCAACGATTTGATTAGCTCCTGCAAGAAACAGATCGAGCTTTTGTAAATCATTACCTCGTCCTAGTGCTTCAACACCAGTAACAATAGTAGGTTTAACAATGTCTTTAGGTAACTTAGGAAGTCTTCCTTCTTTACTCATCCTTGCCATTAACCTAGTAACGACAGGCATTTGAAACTCTTGTGACAATAAAGAATACAGACCACCAAGTGCAGCTTCCAACTCTTGAGATAACATTCTTATCTCCTCTGCTGTTACTCGTTCTGCATCTCTGACCACACCACTGTTAAGTAGAAAAGCTTGAGATAGTCTATCACTAATCCCATTCATTACTCCTTGTGCAGTACGGAAGTCATTGAACTTGTTAAGTTGTAAAACAGATACATCTCCATCACTACCTTGTACAATTGCACCGTTAGGAGATTCAGATAAAGTCTTAGCCCTGGTTGTACCGTTAGGATTAACCATGAACAATACCTTAGCTGCTGCTGCACTGCCTTCGACTATCGCTTTTGTTAACGACTCTAAAGATTTAAGATCACCAATGTACTCCTCAACAAATCCTCGTCCGTAGTCTTCACCATCTATTCTTGTATAACGAAGAGGTAGGAATGGAGTCTTCTCGATAGGATACCTACCCTTTGACTCTTCAATAACAATTCCTTTAACATCTTGTTGTACTACATATTCATTACCTTCTCTAACTACAGAGGTGTACAAGTCACAGCTATTCTCTTTCTCTTGACGATATACTTCCTCTCTTACAGACTCAGGTAACATCATTGGAGCAACAGTTTCTTTGATAGCTATGTGTGTTACATTACCCATTGGGTCTCTCTTAACACAGTAACGATCCAGTCTGAATACTCTCATCCCACCGTCATCTGGTAAGTATAACAAAGTATTACCTGTCACTAATAAATTCTTTAACGCTTCAAACACTCCTACTCGAAATGCTTCAACTTCTACTTCTTGAGATACACTTCGTTCTACATCTGCTAACGCTTTCTCTAAGTCAGATCGTAATTGCTCTCCTCCCTCTGGTCCTAACTCCTGCTTTGCTTTATCTAATTCATACCTATCTATAACAAGACGGAAGAACGGAGCGTTAGGTGGTAACAGTGCTAACAATAACTTAGATGCTAAGTTGTTAACTCCTCTAGCTCCTACTCCTTGATAAGGTGTGTAATACTTAGTAGCGTAGTTGTGTCCATCAGGTGGCATTATGTAAGGTATAGTCAACTCAGATGAGGTACGACCTCTATCCAAGAAAGACCACCGTTGGTTCTCTAAGGAGTGGTATAGACCTTGGGCTGTTTCTTGCATAAGTTAGATAGGTGTGTCAGATGTCCATTCGTCAGTTGCTAATATAGTTAGTATTTCAGAGTGGGTGTATTGTGTTTTACCAGCCAAGAATGAAGGTGTTGTGTCCGAATCAAACTTAACAAAAGTCTTACTACCATCGACTGAGTAACGGATTGTATCTGCACTTGTCTCATCGACTTGACTGAAATCAACGGAGTCTACTTCGTCCGCATTTATTATTACATATTTTCTGCTCATAATTTTAAGATGGTACTGTGGTTGAAAAGGTAGGACCATTTGTAAGAGTTCCATCGTTTCCTCCACTACCTTGATCCGTAATAGTAACACCTGTACCACCATCGTTTTCACCCATCCTCCACCATCCTACGGGACTTAGAGAGGATATATCGTTAGGGACTCCGCTGTTGTAGATAGAGGTTATATCGGAAGATGATAGTGCTGAGTCAAATAAAGAAACTTCGTCAATAAGTCCTTCTGCTGGGGACGCATACCCATAAGCAGTTCTGCCTATATTAAAATCCGTGCTTTGTCCACTATCCTGTGCATAGTCAATAGCTCTTGTTTCGGCTCCTGAATATTCTTCTACACCATCAACATATAATTTAACATTTGTTTGATCGTAAGTGAAAACAACATGATGCCAATCAGTAAGTGTATAACTACTGCTACTAGTTATGTTGTTTATAAATGCAGCAGATGCAAAGCCTAGATGAACATTAAATTTATTACCAGATGTGTACCTTAAATGGATTGATCCGTATCTTGACCCTGCTTTAGAAAGTATGTAGTTAAAAGTATTAACACTTCCACTTACTTTAATCCATGCGGAGAGTGTAATATTAGCAGGTGCTAATGAAGAAGCGTTTCCGCAATTGATAAAATCATCAGTTCCGTCTAGTGAAATTGAATATTGGTTTGCGAATGCACCTCCTCCACTAGCTGGTGCAACAGTCCCGGCAAAACTTGGTAAACAAATTGGCATCTTAGGAAGCTGTGTCTCCAGCTAATACAAATACATCAGAGGCAGTGGATATTAATGTGGCTACCCCATGCTGACCAGCAATCTTGGTATGCGATTGGCGATTGTTAATTGTTGTTGAAGATGCAACAAATGTAACTTGACCAGCACCTTTTTGCACAACTGAACAGGTAAACCCAGCACCTAGTCCGCTAGGAACTGTAACTGTAACTGCTGATCCATTATTAAGGACTACTACCTTTCCAGCATCTCCAGCTAATAAAGTGTATGCCGTTCCTGTTTGGTCGTTTATACTAGCGTCAAAGCCTAAGATTGCAGTTCCGTCAAAGTTACCGTCTGTTAATTCACCTGCACTGACTGATTGTAAAGCACTATCTGCTAAAGTTCCTTGAGCTGCTGTTGCATAGTCTGTACTTGCAGTAGTAGCTGCTGAACCTAACCCTGATATATCTGTGTTACTAAGTGTTACTGTACCTGTCCTACCTGCTACCGATTGAACAGGAGCAAGAGTCATTAAGTTATTCGCTGTTACTCTTTTAGTAGTGGGTGTCCCTGAAACATCAACAACAGCTATTTGATCGCCACTTGCTGGAGTTGTTAATGAGGGTAATTCTGAAATCTTTTTATTAGCCATCGTATTTTAAATTTTATTCTATTTCTAAACGCATATCATCTTCTGTCAATAAAGCTTCTTCCCCTTCAGTCGTAAGCATATTATCTCTTTCATAGAAATCATATATCTCACCAAACTCAGGTCTTATAAGACGATTAGGTATTATAACTTGGTTGTTAGGTTTATCTTGAGAACCGTATGGAAAGATTAAAGACATCTAATTAAAGAGAGTCAGTAGTTCCAGTAGCAAAGACGCTATAAGTACCATCTGTTCTAGCTGATACATTACCTCTTATTTGTTCGTAGTGTCCGTGATCATCTCTGACCATGATAGCACCGTTAGCTGTTACAGCTTCAGAGTGAATGACATACCAAGAACCACCTATGTAGGCTTCTATGTCTACCGTACCTCCTGTGGTTACTGATGAAGAAGCGATTACAAAGGTCCAACCCTTAGAACGCTCTACTGAGAATGAACTGCCAGCCCCTGTTGAAGTAACAGATGATAGCAAAGTCTTTTTTGAGAGTGTGCGAAGCATGATATTATATAGTTATGTTGTTATTAAGAAGACATATAGACACCAGTACCACCAGCAGAACCACCAAGTGTAGGTCTAGAAGACCGTGCTAACTGTGCTTGTGCTCCTCTTCTTCTCTTCTTAGGCTTCATCTGTGCTGCGGTTACTGCTACCTTCTCTTTCTCAGGTGCATTAGGGATAGGTGCTGGAGGTGGAGGAGGCGGTGGAATATCTGGTGCTGACATACACATAGTTAGTCTTTTGTTAAAATGTTTTGTTGTAGTTGATCGTTATAAGTTTGTCTAAGGAATCTAATTACAGACACTTGTCCACTCTTAAACCAAACATCTTTTTCAGAGTTCGTCAAGTCAGGACATTTGTCAGGATATAATTGCTCTAATCGTTTAATCATAGCCTCGCTTATAAGAGGCATTAGTTCATCTTCCATTATTCCGTGTCTCCAATCCATATGTATAGTGGGGTCATGCTTTATAACTCCTATCTTCTAGTTCTTGTGGTAGTCTACCTTTTCTGATTTGATCCTCGGTCCACAGGAAAGCACTAGCATTCCAAAGTATAGCACCTGCGTGGTCTTCTGTATCATCTCCTTCACTAAGTGCTAACAAGTGTCTACTCATGCTGTCTATTAATCTACTGAGGGGGAATCCGTTGTGCCAGTTGTTGTCTCCGTAGAGTTTTCCTCCTTCTTCAAATCGTCGGGCAAGGGATCGAAGGGCGATTGGAGGAATAAGGCTGAATCGTCCTCGTCCAGTAGCCCTGTCACGCTCCGCACCAGTGGCATAATGTTCTTTCTCTCCAGAGTTTGGTAGTTCTTCGGTGTCCATAGTTTTGTTATTTGTTTTTGTTTTTTATTGTATTCTTGTTTTCTTAGTAGTCGTGCCATCCACGCATTCATCAAAGCTTCCTGTTCTGTTTGTCCCTTCTTCTCGTACAAAGCAACAACAGATTCCCAAGTGTATCCGTTATCATCCAACCATCTCTTAGCAGTCACAGCTCCTACTCCCTTTGCTCCGCTGAATCCATCTGTTGAATCTCCCATCAAAGCTTGTAGTAGGTGGAAGTGATCTGCTTCTTCTTCTGTAGGTTCGTGGTATTCTTCTCTGTTATAATCATAGAAGATTCCTGGTACACTTTTGAAGTCCTTGTCTATTGATACGATGATACGCTTGTCTTGTCTGTTAGGTCTTTCAGTAGCTAAGATACTTAACACATCATCAGCTTCTATGTTAGCCCACAGTTGTGCGTCTAGTTCATTGATCATCCATTCCTTCATAGGTTTTAAGATGATAGGTAACACTGACTTCCTTCTGTTCGACTTGTACTCAGGGAATAGTTTCCTTCTGAAGTTTGCTCGGTCACTCAACGCTAACACTACTTCATCTGCTTTAAGTAAGTCTTTGAATTGTTCTATCCTTCCAATGACTCGGTCCTTTGCTACTGCCATGTCTGCGTGTACAGTCCACAACTCTTCTTCCCATTGTATATTTTCTTGTGCTATGATTGACGATTCAAATGCTAATACATCTGCGTCAATTAGTATGGTTGTTTTACTCATAGAATATGCTCCAGTTCTCTTGGTGTTTTTTATATTTTGATTTACTATCAGGTAGGAGACTTAACTTTAATGTTACTCCATTTATTTCTTCTCTTGGTATTAACCACCACATCTTCTCAGGTACAATATAACATCCTACCACATCTATCGAGTCACACATATAAGACTTTCCTGTGCATCCTGATCCACTGTTTATATGATATGTATTAGCTGATGATTTATTACCTGAGGCTTTGATCTGTACTTTTAAAGTACCTGCTGGACAAGTAACAATGAAGTCCCAAGGCATAGGCGTAGTAGGTACATGAGGTTCAAAGTCTCGCTCTAAACATTCAGTTGTAAACCTTGACTCTGCTATTGCTCCGATTCGTTGGGTCTTTGATGAGGGCATAGTATTATAAGTTTGTTCATTCTTCCAATCCCAGTGAACATTTAATTCAGTTGTATCATACAATTCTGCAAGGGACAAGTAGTAATCAAACTCAGGTTCTTGTTTTAGTGTGTCTCTGCCCATGACTCTCCTACTTTATATTCACCGTCCATAGGACACTTCATGTTTAGCTCTCTACCTGCTGCTTGGATTGCTTTGACAGCTAACTCTCCGTATGTCTCTGCTAACTCAGGTTTAACTTCAGCTTGGAACTCATCGTGTATGTTACCTACAAAAGCATACTCTCTTCCGTGTTGCCATCCAATGTCAGTAAGCTTGGTATTTAGTTTTATTAAAGCTACCTTCATAAGGACAGCACCAGCAGATTGAAGTAACATATTGAGTGCAGCGTGTTCACTTCTTATAGGTAGAATCCTACCGTCTAGTCCTGTTAAACATCCATTCTGTTCTGCCTTCTGTTGGATTAATTGTTTAAGCATCTTCAACGCAGGTAAGTTAGATAAGAACTTCTTCTTTAATCTACTACCATCTTGTGCTGTACCCTCTACAATCTCTCCTATCTTTGCATCACCTGCTCCGTAAAGGAATCCATAGATGAATGTCTTAGCTTGGTCTCTAGTCTTTAACCCTGCTGCCTTCTGATTAACAGAGTGTATGTCTCCTTCAAGAATAGCTTTAGTGTACTCTCCTCCGTCCCAAGTTGACAGGTAGTGTGCAAGCATACGAAGTTCTAAACCACTGGCATCAACACCTACTAACTTGTATCCCTTTTTAGTTATAAATAAAGAACGACATTCCTCACCGTACTCTGCTCTTGTAGCTGGTACTTGTGCTAGGTTAGGTAAGCTATGAGTACATCTGCCTGTGACTGCTCCGTTTGTGTTGACTCGTCCGTGGATTCTGCCATCCTTAACTAATCTTAGCCATCCATTCTTGCCTTCAGCTAGTTGCCCTAGTCTCTTGACTACTAACAAATACTCCAGCAAAAGCTTCGCTGATGGATGGTTAATAGATTTTAAAGTAGACTCATCAATCTTCACAGTCTTTCCGTCATTGGATACAGGTATTTCAAAACCTAAAGCTTCAAGTCTTTCTTTAATTTGTTTACGACTACCAGGATTAAAAGGTATGATCTTCTCTTGAGCACCTAACGATACAGCTTCTTTAACTAAGGTCTGTTTTAATCCTCTAGTTTTTAACTCCTCCTTTAACTTTGCTTTAGTAGGTGCGTTGATTACTTCGATGAAGTTGCTGTGTTTTATTTCCAAGCTCCATCCTGAAGCACTCTTCATCTTCTCAACAGTAGGTTCAAACATCTCTTGTAACTTATCTTGTAGCTTTGCTCGTACTGCGTTTAACTTCTGCTCCAGTTGTTCAGCTTTATCTATATCAAAAGCAAAGCCTTGACTCTCTTGTAATCTGATGATGTAAGCAAACCAATGTTCAATAGCTAACATCTTCCTACTAGGTTCAAACTTAGTTAAGTATTCATACAAGGTCTTAGTTACTAACACATCTCGTTCACAATACTTCTTCATCTCTTCGTTGTAGTGATCGAATGCACCCTCCTCTTCTCCGTAAGTAAGCTTTAACATCTCACCCATCCTGTGTCCCCAAGCTTTTAAACTGTGACTACCTATCATAGAAGGGTCAAAGTTCTTACGCTTGAAGTCATCTTCTCTAAGGTCAGGATGTACACACCTACTCATAACAAGCGAGTCTTGTACTCGGACCAAAGGTGGATGGAAGTTATACAACTTAGCTAACGCAGGTAGATCAAACCCTATCACATTATGTCCTATGATCTTGTCTGCTTTGCTTAACATATTAAGTCCTTCCTTTATCCCTTCACCTTCAAAGGTAATCATCTTAGCTGCTATAGGATCGTAGATGGATATGCAATGACAGACCTTGAGGTCACTCAGATTAGTGAAGTCCTCGATGCCGTTTGTTTCTATATCAAAGAATAGTATTTTCATATTGTTAAAACGGACTTGGTCCGTTGTTGGTTGTTATTGTTTTGTCTTTGAATTGGTTCTCATCTTCTGTGTACCTACCACTGTCTTGATCGTAGAACAAGGTAGTAGCTAGTCCAGTTTCTCCTGAGAATCTATTCTTTAAGACTCTTACTTTTGTTTCGTTATTGTTTTCTTTTTGTTGGTTTCTCTCTAGTCCTATGACCATATCACTAAGTTGTGGTATCGAATGACTACCTCTCAGGTCTGCAAGTCTAGTGACTCCTCCTTCCTCATGTCCTCCACCATTCGGTGGTCTTCTAAGGTGAGATACTAACACCATTCCACATCCAGTCTCTTCTACTAAGCTTCTAAGTTGTGTCATTGTGTTATCAATTAACCGTCGTTCATCATCTCCTTGGATACCACTAACTACAATAGATAGATGGTCAAGGAATATCCACTTACAACCTAGTCCTTTGCACAGGTAGCGTATCTTACTTAACAAGTTATCACTCTCTGTACTTCCGAAGTGATCATAGGTATAGAAGTTCTTGTTACCCATCGTCTCATCGAATGCTTTGCGTAACTCCTCCTCCTTTAAATCATTCTCAAGGTGGAGTGGTTTGTTAAGATGAATGCCCATGATGCCAAGTGCAGTTCTTCTTACTGATTCTTCAAGTGCTATATAACCTACGGTCTCGCCAAGTCCAAGGAGATGGTGACAAACTTCACGACAGAACAAGGACTTTCCAATCCCTGAACCAGCACAAAGTGTCACCAACTCTCCTCGTCTTATACCGTGTGTCATACCATTCAAAGAAGCATACGGATAAGGTTGTGACTCAGAAGTATCCTCCTTTATAACAGCTTGCCATATATCTTCTCCTCCCACTATCCCATCAGGTCTATATTCCCTCGCTTGCCATAGACAATTCACCAACTCCTCGCTACGCTTTGCCACTAACATATCGTTAGCATCTTTAAGAGGTAACTCTGCAATGTGTGCTTTTCCTGGTGTCAATAGTGCAGCACATTTAGCTGCTCCATCTCTTCCTGGATCATCATTATCAAAGCAGAAGATTACTTTCTCAAAGCTTTCCAACCAATCAATTGCTTGGCTGACATACTTCTTTGCTCCTCCTGCTCCGTTAGGTACACTAACCACAGCCCACTTGTTTCCGAAAGCTTGACTGACACTTAACGCATCAATCTCACCTTCACATACTACTACTCTTCTTCCACCACTACTCCAAAGGTGCTGTCCGTATAAGCCATACAGCTCTCCTTTGATAGAGAAAGTTTTGTTAGCGAATCGTAGTTTCTGTGCGACAAGTGCTCCGTTTCTACTCTTGTAGTTAGCAATGTGTACTGGTTCTCCGTTGTGAGTTCCAATGTGATACCCCCACTTCTGACAAGTCTCCTTTGTTAAGTTCCTTCTGGCTACTTCTTGTGGTTTGCCTGTGATAAATGTGGTATCGTTGGTTGTTGGTAGTGTCATAGTTTGTTGTCTGCCTCGACTGTATGAATCACAGCTGAAACATTTTGTGCTTCCGTCGTCGTTGACTGCAAGAGCGTCACTCGATCCACACTTTGCACACTGCTGGTGCGTTCTAGTGAAAGCCATTGTTTTGGTATTTGTTTATGTGCATATAATATTCCTTTCTTCTCACACCACATCGCATAGGTAGTCTTACTTCCTTTACGAATCTTGTTGTAAGCATTTTGAAATAACAACCTAATGTCTAAGTCAGGATGTTGTTCCTTGATTAACAAGTGTTTAGTCCTGTCCTCCGTGACCCACCTCCCCTTGGTTTCAATAATGATTCCGTTGGGGAGGATGAAGTCAGGAGTGTAAGTACTAAGACGCTTGTACTCGATCACTAACGATTCGTAAGTATACTTTATACCACATCGTCTTAGTTGTGATGCTATTCTCTCTTCAAATCCAGACCTAAAAGTCTGCTTTGATAATGTCCTCTTC